CAAACCAGCAAGCTAAGACTGCCGCCCACGCAAAGCCCATCTCGACTTTGTGCTGGGGTGTCATATGCCTAGGCTTTTCGCCAGGATCGCGCCAAGCACGGTCAGCAGCACGCCGCCCGCCAACCCGTAGGCGATCAACTTCACTGGGGCGAACTGGTGCTGCGAAACGAAAGTCTGCAATTGCGCGGATATATTGATCATCTGCACCTGAAGCGTGATTAGCTTCTCGATTGAGTCGCGTTCCCATTTTTGAAACTCCTGTTCGAGCCTTTGGATTCTGTCTTCTGTGCTCATGCCATTCCTTTAGGCGTAAAAAAAGCCGCTAGGCGGCGTGTTTGTGGTTTAAGATAAACTGATACAAAACCAAGGAGGCAACATGAACAAATCAACTCTGCTGTTGTTGGCCGTCATTCTTACCGGGTGTTCTACCCCTGGCGACTTTGTGAACGAAGGCCCGACAGCAGAGTATAAAAGCACACGCACGCCGATCCAGGCTGCAAACTGCGTTGCCCGCAATGGCGACGAGTTCTTCCAAGGCTATTCTGGAACTGTTCGGAATGCTGTAGATGGTGAGCCTATCGACGTGGTTGTGCGCGCTGGGCAAAACCTGTTGTCGCTGGTTCAGGTTTACCCGTTGCCAGTTGGCTCCAATATAAAACTTTTCTCGCGGCATTGGCTGGCGTCGGCTATCAAGTTAGATGGCCTTACTGTTGATGAGCGACTGACTAAAGGATGCCTGTAACTATTTGAACCACGGGCGATATACAAACGTCCGCAAACCGTCCACAGGCCCTTTCCAGCCATATAGCCAATACAACGTACCAACCACATGCTGATCGTGCAGCCACGGCCATTCTGACGAGCCGTTTACAGACAGAACTCTCTTCCCGAAGTTGGATACCGGGTTGCGGATGCATAGGAAGCGGACTTGCTTCCAGTATTCGCCGTTGGACGGGGCCTTGTAATGAGTATCCCCCCTGCCGTACTTGAAGTTCCCGAACCACGTAGCCTTACCATCCCATGTTGTCAGGCACATGGCCGGGACGGCAAGAAAGCTCAGCAGCACCATCGGTAGGAACAGGCCGAACCATATCAGGCTGCTGGCGATGAATCTCACGGCTGAATCCCGTAAGCGGCGAGGAACAGGTCATCCAGTTTGGCTTCTGTAAGCCCCAAGGTTACAGACAGGCCAGCTACCAGCGACGACTCGCGGCGGACTTCAGTAGCGTATTCCCATTCGATGCGGGCAGCTTCACCGTCTACGCCGGTCATGCCCGCCAGTGAGTCGTTTACTTGCGACAGCAGCCCAGCACTCAAGAGCGCAAGCCGTGCCTGCCGCATGGAAACTACAGCAGGCTTGAAGACGGGATCGGGGGTAGGAGGCTCGGGGGTATTGTTCGCAAGCCAAGAAAGATATTCGACAGAGTTGGGTACGCCACCCTCTGCCAGCGTTGCGTATTCCTCATCGGTCAGCTCACAGCCGGAACCGAGGCTTCCCCACCCGATCCGAAGTTCGAGTTTTCTATTGTTGTTTAGGATTACGTATTTCATTATCTAACCCTCCGGGCGGAGAACTTGGCCGCAGTCACAGTAATCGTTCCCGATGCGAAATAGCTATGATGTAGCAGGTAAATTGCAGTGGAAGCCGCAACACTGATCCGTTGTGGCCCTACCGGCAACATAAGAGGTCCAGTTGCAGCCCAGCTATAAGCGACACCCCCAAATTGCAAAGACGTATAGAAGCTTGGCATCACGGTTGGTGAATTGTTTATAGCCGCAGAACTTTTCGTAACGGTTGCCGATGATCCAGAAAAAACAACAACACCTGACACATCCCAATCTCCCGCGCTCAGGGTCAGAGACGCGGCAACTCCTACTGCCCCACTTGTTACAGAACTGGAGTAGATGGTCGTCGTTTCTAGGTGCTCACCTATCTGGCCTGCTGCTGCGCTGTCGTTGGTCGCCGTTCCCGGTAGCTCGACATGTGTTCCTGCGGAGAGGTCGGTAAGAGTGGTGTTTATTGGCTGCACCGCTACACGTAGTAAGTTGTATTTATCAATCACGCCTGCCAGATCGGTGAGGATAGCGAGTTTAGGGTCGTCGGTGGATGAGTCACAGTTTGCTTTGGTTGCTGCGGCTGGGATTGCCATAGTTATGCCTTTGGTCCTTTCAGCATTACGTCTATAAGTGCATTAGCGAGGACGCCGGATGCGTTACGGGTTTTGAATTCGGCGGCAGGTTGTCCGCTTACAGTGCTGGATTTGTTGACCAACTCCCACGTCCATGCACCGCCAGTGTTCTGCAACGCCACGATGCTGGCCGATGTGATAGAGCTGATCTGGCCGCTCTTGCTGCCGATGCGGAAATGCCCGGCGGCGATTGATTGAAACCACGCCGATGTTTCCGTGGATGTGTCCACATCCTCGAATTCGTCTATCTGCGTCTCGGCATCCAGCAACATGACCATGCCGCTTATCACGGCAGCGGGGTCGGCCATGCTTACCTTGATCTGGATGTAGCGCTTTCCAGATACAAGCGCCAGCGCACCATAGACTCCTACCACGCCTCCGTCTGCCGTGGTGCCGGTTTTAATGGTGACTGTTGCAGTCCCGGTGCCGAAGATTGTTACCAGCGGGGTGAAGGTGACATTCGACCCGATGTTGATTACTGGCGTCTCATATACGATCGGGTTGACGTTGGTGCCGATTGCATTGATGGTCGATGCAAGTCCTGCGATCGTTGCGGGCAGTGTGGCAATGGTGCTGGTGGACAGCGGAATCAGCGTATTCTTGTGAACAAAGCAGCCGGTGAGAGTGCCGGGCCATGCCAAGTCCTGCTCGATGCGCTGCAATAACACGTTACGCAGGCGAGGATCGCCGATGGTGCCGCTGATTAATTTGGCTGCTGTGCTCTCGTTGCCGCTTGAATCCACCGTCTTAATCGCCCAGGTGTAAGTTCCGGCGGATAGTTCGTTATTCTCGAACGGGCTGGAAATTAACAGGCCTGTGTGCATGTCTGTCATTGCGGACCAGTCTGTCGTTGTGCCGCTGTAGTAGCGGATTCTATATCCGCCGCCTGACCGAACATCTGCCGGGGTTGAATCCACTGTCCACGAATAGCGGCGGGTGCCGTCTGCTAGGCGCGCTACCATGAACGCGATAGGCTCAGCGGGTGCTTCTGTTTTTCCGATCACGGTATGGTTCAGTAGATAGCTCCATACCCCATGCACACCGAGTGAATTTACCGGGCGCACCCGCACATCGTAGGTGATGCCGTCTTCAACCGGCGAGATATAGGTCGATGTACCGACGCGTACCGGGGCGACTGGAGTGTAAACGGTGTCGGCGGTTTTCTTGTGCTCGACCTGATATTCGGCAATCCACCCGACAGGCGCAGTCCAGCTTGCATAGATGCGCGAGGTCACCCCGCCGTCGCCCGTTTCCAGCAGGTGTTCTGTGCCGGATGCGCAGGTTAAGCCGGTTACAGGCGAGACAGTGAACGGATTCGGCAGGTTGGTGTCGGGCGCGGGGTCTACCACCGTTTCCATGCCGCTGTTCCAGTCATAGTCTGCGCTGGCCGTCTCGCGCAGCGTGAGGTCAACGCCGAGCGCTTCCTCTCCCTGTGCGTCTGAATAGACCTCGAACCGCCAGCTCAAAACCTCGAACACCTTTTCCACCCATCCAAAGCGGGCCAGCGACAGTTTGCAGGTATCGCCCGCACGCAATTTAAGGCCGGTGAGCTTGACGGGGAAGTTGACGATGATCTGCTGGCGGCTTTTCTCCAGTTCGATCTTGGCGATTCGCTGCGCAGTAGCAGCGCTGGTGGTGTAAGGCAGAACGATGTCGCGCCAGATGCGCTCACCGTTGTCCTGCGTCTCATATGTGACGTTGGTGACGGCGGGGAAGTCTGCCGGTTGCCACTGGTTAGCCGGGCTTGCATAGATGCCCTTGACCGCGTTGAACAGGTCACGGCGGCTTATACGCGGAATTACCTTGATCGGTCCGCGTGCGTCGTCCTCGTTCAGCGTCACGGTTGGGACTTGGTATGCGCCAGCAAGGATCGTCCATTTACCACCGGAATATATAACCTTGCCGTGCATGGCCGTGAGCATTTCGCCCACGGTATCTTCCGGCAACTGGTCACTGTCAAATGACCCGTTGATGGTGTAGCGACCCTCATAGGTGGTCAACAAGAAGCCGCCAAGCGCAATCTGCTCGTCACAGACGTTGGCCGCTGCAATCACCGCAGGCGAATCAATGTGGCTGGCATACACCGCGCCGACACCGTATTTGGTGTTTGTCAGGTAGTCAGCCGTGCACAGCGCGGCATTGTCTGTCCATCCGGTTGTCCCTGTGCGCGGATCGTAAATTTCATTTTTGCCTTTAACGACAAAGCTGATGTTCGGGATGCCGTTAGGGAACAGGTCAACATTGCCGAGTAGCCGCACATACACGTAAGCCACGCCCTGCAAGCGGTGATTAGCCCCCCACTTGTCGGGAGCCTCGGCTATCAGCGTGGTGTCGGCTGTTTGGGTGGGGCTGCCCAGATGCTTGCTCACGTAAACCCAGCCGCCGCCATAACGCCCAGTGGCGATGCCAGTTCCATCCAGCGGGACGAACTCATCGTTCAGATACAGGTCGCCTATCTCTGCAACTTCGTGTCCAGCCAGCGTCTGCACGATATGCAGCCTGGTGTCGTCGCTGGTCGTGTGCATGAACGCCAGCACGCCGCCGACTTTGGCCCGGCCATAGATGACTCGACGTGGTGCGGTAGGCTGGCGCACGGTGAGCATACGATCACGCGAGAACGGCCCCTGCGAGCCTTGTTTTTTTGGAGCAAATACCGCGTTGACCGCCATGCTGATGGCAATGCTTATGACTGCTTTGATGACGATGGCGACAACAGCGCCATATCCGCCAGCGATGGCAACACCGATCCAGGCTATAACTGCTGGCATATCAGACCTTCCAGGCGCAGCGCGCTGTTGAGCTTGGTACGTAAACCAAGCCGTCCGGACCGGTGCAGGCCACGCGCGCGCCGACGCAAATACCCAGCGCATCGCCGAGCGGCGTGTCAACCATCACCATATCGCCACGCTGCGCCATCGCCGGGTTGATTTCAGGCATTCCGTAGGTCTTGGAAACCCGCGCCATCATCTCGGCCATATCGCCGCGCATGACACGTCTAGCCCCGCGTGCGGTCGTGTAGCGCCCTCGGAACTCGGCTGCGATGTCAACGCCGGTCATTGCCAGCACGCAATCTGCGGCAAGCAGTCCGCAATCCCACGAGCCCCAGCAAAACGGGCGGTCGGCGGATTCGATGAAGTCGGACAGAATCTGCGGCCAATGCTCAACACGATTCATACTGGCTTCCATTGGATATTTTTGTCTTGTAAACCTGCCACGTACTCAAAGCCACGGTCGCCCGGATAGTCGATCTGCTGGTCTTCGTGGGTATACCTCCAGACCTTCGCCCGCTTGAGGGATACCGCCTGGCTCTCGATGCGCACAATGATCGAGGCGGTTTCTCCGTCCTCGTCAATCTCCATCGTGTCCATGAACGCGGCGAATAGCTGGATGGGGTCGGCAATGACTGCGCCAGCAGCGTCGAGAAACCCGAGGTGAATGGTTGCATCACGGCCCTGATAGGTTTGCCCGAGCGCGATGGCGATCATGTCGCTGGGGATGCCGTTCAGTTTTAGGTTGGCCCCGTTGGCGACAAAATCCACGGACTCGCCCAGCGGTTCGATAGCCATCAGGGTTCCAGCGCCAGTCCAGGTTTTACCGCCCCATACAATGCTTCCGTATCCAGACCAGACGCGCACGAAGCCGGAAGCGAAATCAAGCTCGACAAAGAACACCGGGGAAACGGCGTCGGCCCCTACTTCCGTCTGCATTGCAGTGGTTAGAGTGCGGGCCATTAGATCGCCTCCACTGCGGAGAACGACAGTTCAACGATGTTGCCGGGCTTGTGCGTCCACGGCATTTCGTTGCTGGTCAGGCGGAACAACCCTTTACAGTTGCGCACCGTAATAACCGCGTTGTCGAGCGGCGCAGCACGCAGGCGCGGCCAAATATCAAGCGTGGCGTTTCCAGTTCCGTCCGAGTTGGCGTCAACCATAATCATGTAGAGCCTGTCCTCAATCTGGATGTAATCGCCCTGCTTGAGAATGCCGGTCACGCTTGCCGTCCAGCCGTCCGTAATAAGCGTCTGCCCGGATTGGCTCGCGCCCTTGACACGCGGCGTGCCGGTAGCAGCACCACGCGGGGTTTGCATGGCCTCATTGCCAAGCCTGAACGTGCCGTATCGGCCATTCAACTGAAGGAAGGCTGCTATCCACGGCGCGGCGGATTCTCTGCGCATGGGAGGCAGGCTAATGTCGGCCTGCCAGAACTGTCCCTGGTGCTGGTATGCCTGCTGTGCCCCAGAGAATGGAGACACGGCCAGCGATACGATGGAACGTGGGGCGATGCGAATCTCTGACGGGGATGGCGTGGTCGGCAGATTAATCGGGTAGGTGATTGCCATGTCTTATGCCAGCCGAAGCTGTCCACGTTGGTTCATGCTTTGGACTTGTGTCACCGAACGGGATACCGCACGATCTTCTGTCTCGGCCATAGCGCGGCGGATGCGCTGCTCTGCGCCTGCGTCTGCGCCTCTGGCGTCAATGGTGTAATAGTTCTGGACCGTCACCCCGCCGCCGCCGTCCATTGAAACGCCCAGCTTGCCGTTGCTGCCACGCTTTAGTGGGAGGATCGCTTCGGCCCCGGCCTCGCCCATCAGGCCGATACCATTAGCAAAGGGGAAAACGGTGGGGCTGGAAACGACCGAGCCGGAATAGGCTGACAATGCGGGGCTGCTGATGACGTTGCCGTTGGCTGATGCTTTGAACATGCCGCTGAAAAGTCCGCTAACTGCACCAGCCAATGGTTCGGTGATGGCCTTGCGTGTCGCGATCCGCAAAATGTCTTGCGCCAGCCCCTTCAGAACATCCTTGAATTTCTTGCCCTCGACAATCGCATCCTCGAACGCGCTGGCGAACGTAAGGCCAAGCTGTTTTGCAGTGTCGTCGGTTTCGGATAGTTTGGTTTCCACTTCGCCGAGCGCGTCAATCTGAGCATTAATCTCAAGCCGCGCAGCCGCGAGAACTTCCGGGTCCATAAAGCCATCGAACTTGTCCAGTTCCGTCAGCTTGCGGATCAGCACGTTTACCGGGGAAATCATGTCCGTCAGTTCTTGCCCGGCAGACTTGACGGTTTCCTCCCAGTCGCGCATGTTCTGGTTGGCTAGGTTGATCGTCTCCTGGCCGTCCTGCATGACCATAGTGGCGAACTCCTGGTCGCCTGCAAGCCGCTTGAACTCTGCAATCTGGCTGATGTAGCTGTCGGCAAGTTGCTTGTTGGTGCCGGTCAGCTTCAGCTTGATTGCTTCGTAGCGCTGCAATGCCTCGCCGGAAAGCCCGAGCGTTTCCGCCTCTTGGCGAAGTTTGGCGACGAATGCGCCTTGCGGGTCTGACTTGCTGCCCGACTTGGTGGGCGTTGTGGTTCCTGCGGATGCGGCTGCGACGGCGGCGGCGCGCTCTTCCTTGATTCGCCGCATCGTATCCGTTGTAGGCGGTGCCATGATGTCCGACACGCGGGTATTGATCAGCACGTCGCGCATGGCCTTCAGGTTCGCCAGCTTTTCCTTGAACGTGTTGTCAGCGCCTGAATCAATGGCCCGCTGAGTATCGTCAATGCTTTTGTTTATACGCTGTAACGCGGCGTTAAGATCATCTGTTCCAGCGGTGTTCACCAGCAAGTTAAACACGCCGCCAGCGTCGTTCATCGCCTTTACCAGCATGAGGCGTTCGAGGAACTTGTTGAGCGGGGGCAACAGGTCTGTAGCGATAGCCACGCCAACAGCGCCAGCCGAAGCCTTCAACCGCGTCAGGTTGTCGTTGAATTCCTCTGCAAGCCTTGCCGATTCTGCGGTGACGGGGTTGTATTTCTTCCCTTCCTCGACCATCTGCCGCAGGGCATCAGAACCACCCGACAGCAGCGGGACAAGCGCGGACATCTTATCGCCCAATGCACCAGCAACAGCCACCGCCCGGTCTTCCTTGGACAGTTTGGAAACAGCATCAGCCAGCGCGTAGAACTGTTCTTCCGGCTTTAAGTCCTTGAGCTTTTTGTAGTCAAGCCCAAGCATGGTCAGCTTGTCCTGATAGCTTTTCATCCCGCGTTCGGATTCAGCCACCACTACGCCGAACGTCCGAATGCCCTTGGCAAGCTGTTCAACGCCTACGTCTGACAGGTCGGCGGCGTGCTGAAGTCCGGCAAGACTTTCAACAGCGATGCCGGTTTTTTGCGACAGCTTGGAGATAGCATCCTGCGCGTCAATGTTGGACTTAATAAACCCAACAAACATGCCTACGCTGAGTGTTGCCGCCATCCCGACGAACGCTGACTTTAAACCAGCAGCCATCGCGCTGCCTTTTTTCTCGAAGCGATCAAGGCTTCCTGTAGCCTTCTTCATCTCAGTTTCAAACTGAGCAATCTTGGCATTAAGGTCAACGGTGATTGCAGCATTAGCCATTATTTTTCGCCCTTCGTTCAAACGCTGCAACGGTTTCTTTAACCAAGTCGGCCTTGATGATGTTTACTGCGTTTTGCTTCTGCGACTCGAACGCGCCGCCAAGGTATTTCTTGCCCGGAATGAACCGCGACCCGGATGACTTCAGGTTGGCTGCCCGATTGCGCTTGCCGCCTTTGACGCGGCGAGAACCGACCGCATGGAATCCACCCTCCTGAAAGCGGTGATAGAACGGGTCGCCAAAGTTCGGGCCTTTCGCGCCTGACTTGCGCGCCAGCCTGCCAAGCCGTTTCACCTGCCCCGGCTTTCTGGCCGTGATGAATACACCGAACTCGCCACGCGATGCTTTCTTTATCTTGCTGCGGGTTATGCCTAGCGTCTTTTTCAGCAGGCCCGGAATCACCCGCTTGGTTGCTCTTGTTGCCCTTGGCGCATTAGCTTTGGCAGCGCGAAGAATCGGCAGCGCGGCCTTGCGCAAGATGGTGTGCATCACCTTCTTACGAAGATGTTTGGGGGTTTCAATCAGCGCCTTGCGGACAGCCTCAAAGCCTTCCATCTTGACGGACTCAACCATCGCGCTCCCCCATGAATTCCCTGATTGCCACCAGTTCAGCGATCAGCGTTTCAATATCTGTGATGCCGTGAACCTCGACCAGCAGCGGCAATGCCTGCCAGTCGAGTCCTTCGGATTCGTTCCATATGCGAACAGCTAGTGACTGGCCGGGCTGATAACTCAGCCGCCACCATTCAACGGGGTCTTTACTGCGGCCTGACTGGAGCGGGTCGTTTGACTGATCCAGCCAGGCGATCAGTTTTTTACCGCTGCATCCCGCTTGTCGGTGTGGGCCTTGTAGGCTTCCAGAATCGCAGTGCCCAACGGCTCCCAAACTTCCGGCTGATCTGCCACCCACTCGCCGAACAGTTCAGAGTCGAACTTGACCGCCACCCCTGAGCCGCCGGGGATTAGGTCCAGTTCAGTCAATTCCCATCCGATTACGAATTTCTTGACGATTTCAAGCAAACCAGACTTGCCAAACGCCATCGCTTCCTCGTCGGTGGGGCGGCGGATGGTGAACTTGCGCCCACCCGCCTCGACTCCGGTTTCCCGCGCCTTGCGGATTTTGTCGAGAAGACTCATGGATTAGCTCGCGTAGTAGGTCGGCGACTTCGCCACCTTGATGGTGCCGGGCGACACAACCTTGTCCTGCGCCGAACCAGTGGGAGAACCGGAGTAGTTCACGTAGCCGTTGAACACCGCGATAACACCAGTGGAGAAGGTGAACTTGAAGGCGCGCTTGGTGTTCAGGTCAGAAGCGGCTTTCAGCGCGATCAGGCCCGTATCGGACGGGTCCCAAATGCTCTCGAACGAATACGAAAGCGGGCTGCGTGCGCCGGGGATTTCGGTTCTTTCGTTGTCGTGAATGGTGGTGGTGTCGATGCTGTCAGCCTCGCCGCCAGAGCCGGTGAAGGTGGTAAGCGTGCTGACGCTGGTGCCGAACGTGATCTTGTTGCAGGTGCCGCTGGTGAACGCGCTCCAGCCGGTTGTATTAACGCTGGTGCCGTCCGTGTCTTCAATGACGAAAGAGACAGTAGTGGCGACAGAATCAACGCGGAACACTTTGTCGTTGAGCTGGGTCATGCCCTGCACGTCAAACACAACGTAGTCGCCCACCAGAAAATCGTGCGTAGCGGTGACGGTTGCGGTTGCGCCGATTGCGACTGCGGTGATGGTTTTGTTAGCGCCGAGCAGGGATTGCATGGCAACCGCCACGCCAGACCATTTATTAACTGATGCCATGATGTTTCCTTTCGATAGAACAAAAAAAACCCGCCGAATGGGCGGGCGGGTTTGGGTGCTGCGTTTGCTACTTCATCAAAACGTAAATTACGGTTTCCATAAACGAATCGGCCTGCACGTCATATTCTTCGCCCTGCTCATCGGCCTGCACCTTGTTAAGCGTGCTGGCTTCAATGGCGGTTCGCACCGATTCGGCCAGCGTCAAAGCGCCTGCGTAGCTGGTCGCCCAGCACTCGAAAACAACCGTGTAGTCGGTCGCCAGCGTGGTGCCGTGGATCGTGGTGATCGGTGACTTGTTAAGAATCCGGTAGTTGACCAGCGGATAGGTAGCGTTCTCCGGCGCAATCTGCGGGTAAACGCGGCCACCTGC